TACTACCACTTCAACCAGTATTACTGATACTGTGGTTGTTCAGGTTTTTGCTTCGTTTGAGAACCCGCGTGTTGCGGGCTATCTACCTTCCGTGTCCTCAAGGAATCGGTTAAAGGAGAAACGAAAATCTCGAGACAACAAGGTTTGGCAGCAGTCAGGCAAAGACCGCTACCGCACCCCACCCTCACGAGAAGCTGAAGCTAAATCCAGGGATCAAACTCTGGTTTCAAGCACTATAGACAGTACTCTTGCGCCAATCATGAAAACCCTCGGTTCTTTCGGGGATGCAGTGGTTAACGCAGGAGCGGGCCTGTTTTCTGGTGGAAAATTTCTTGGTTTGTTTGACAAGCCTCGAAGTTTGCAGTCTGTTCAGCCGGTGATGTTTGACTTTTCAAAAGGTCATGCTCAAGTTGATGGTCTTCTTGAGGCTCAAACCCTCGGGATGTACCAGTCCAACAAACTTGGCAGCAGTTTAAATATGATGGGAGGCGAATCTTCGGATATGCCACTGTCTGCGTTGGCGGGTGTTCCTATGCTTCATCGCATTATCCCGTTTACGGCAGCCAATCAAGTGGACGCGTTAACTGTGATTGATCCAATCTTTTACAATAACTCGTACACCCAAATTGACTATTTTTACTTTGCTGCGCAAATGTTCAATTACTGGAGAGGTTCTATCAAGTACTTCATTCAGTTTATCACCACCGCTTTTACAACTGCACGTTTCAAGATTTCGGTCAATTATGTACCTTATTCGTCGGCTGTTACTACTACTGGAGACGTTGTTTCCCGTATAGTCGATGTTAAAGGTGACACTATCACCGAATTTACCGTTCCGTATTTGTACCAGTCTCACTGGCGACTTACGAACGCTTATAGAACTATCAGTGATTATCCTCAACCTCGTCTTTCCATCGAAGTTTTAGAGGACATTATTGGTCAGTCTCTTGAATCAGATCCCACCGTGTATTGTCTTGTCTGGCGTTCAGCTGGGGAAGACATTCAGTTTCAGCAACTTATTGCCCCGGTTTCTTCGGAAACCGAGGCATATCAAGAAACTTCTATTCGCGAACGCTTTCGAGTCCCATTTGAAGGCATCGTTAAAGGAATTACGGGTGGTGTGGAACACAATTTTGTTTCCACCGAATCCCCTCAAACTGTGA